CAGGCAAGGCGGACAAAGTAAAGAGCGCCACGGCGGGACACTTTGCCGGGCTCGACTCCTCCGGCAATCTGACCGACTCCGGCAAAAAGCCGGGCGACTTCGCCGACGCGAGCCATACCCACACAGGCAAGGCGGACAAAGTAAAGAGCGCCACGGCGGGACACTTTGCCGGGCTCGACTCCTCCGGCAATCTGACCGACAGCGGCAAAAAGCCGGGCGACTTTGCCAACGCCTCCCACGCTCACGCGGGATACGCCGAGGTAAAGATTTTCTCCGGCGTGTCCGTCGCCGCATCTGCATGGGTGAGCGACAGCACATACGCGGCGTATCCCTATGCCGCCTCTATCGTCTGCCCCGGCGTGACGGCGAGCCACGTCCCCGAGGTCGTGTTCGGTGCGACAGAGGCCGCGAGCGGAAACTTTGCGCCGGTCGCTCTCTCCGGGAGCGGGACGGTCAAAATCTACGCCGCGACAAAGCCGACGGCGGCTATCACGGTGCAGAGCATTACTTGTATTAAGGCGGTGAGTTAAAAATGATTGGTAGAACAAACGCAGTCAGCAAGCCCGGAGTCGAGCTCTCCCTCGTGGTATCCGTTACGAGCGGAGCGGCGGTCACGGCGACAAAGGGCTCGAAAACGGTAAACGGCACGGCGGCGGGCGGCTCGTGCGTCCTCTCCTTGCCGGAGGCCGGTACATGGAGTGTAAAGGCCACACTCAACGGGCAAACGTCCGACACGAAAAACGTCTCCGTCGTCGATAGCTACGCGGTGGCGCTGACGTTCTTTTCCGCGACGATTACCGTCAACGTAGACTCCGGCGCATCCGTCACGCTGAAAAAGGGCGGGACGACAATAGCCACAAAGACGAGCAACGGGACGGCGGTTTTCACCGTCACGGAGACGGGGGCGTACACGGTCACGGCAACAAAGAACGGGCAGACGACGAGCGGCTCGGTCAATGTCGTTTCCTCCACGACCTCCTACTCGCTGACGCTCTCTTTCGTGAGCTCTACGCTCAACAATAACGAGTGGAGCGTTATCAAGTCCGTTTCCGACGCGGGACAGGGCGCGAACTATTGGAGCATCGGCGACCGAAAGGCGGTCACGCTTAACGGCACGGTCGGAAAGCTCTCACTCTCGAATGTCACGACCTACGCTTTCATTATCGGCTTTAACCATAACGCAAGCGTCGAGGGCGCAAACCGCATCCATTTTCAGCTTGCAAAGACCGCGCTCTCCGGCGGTACGGACGTGTGTTTCTGCGATAATCAATATGGCCCGGATAGCGGATGGTCGTCCCCGGGTGCGGGCTATTTCGTTATGAACGCGAGCAACACCAACTCCGGCGGATGGAAAAGCTCGCAAATGCGTACAAACATTTGCGGGACGAGCCTCTCGAGCTATTCCGGGACGATTATTGCAGTCATTCCGGCGGCGCTCCGTGCAGTATTGAAATCCGTGACGAAGTACACGGACAATACGGCAAACGGCGGCGGCTCGACGGCGAGCTACATAACGGCGACGACGGATTACTTTTTCCTCCTCTCGGAGTTCGAGGTTTTCGGTAGCATTTCCTACGGAAACACGAACGAGAAGAACAAACAAGCGCAGTACGCCTATTATTCCGCCGGGAATAGCAAAATCAAGTACAAGCACAACGGCACGAGTACCGCCGCTTATTGGTGGCTCCGTTCTCCGCGTGCGGGCTCCTCCTACAGTTTCGTGTATGTGTCCGCCGGCGGGACAGTCAGCTACGGCTACGCGGACTATTCCCTCGGCTTCGCGCCCGGCTTTTGCGTATAATTCGGAAATCGAGACTTGCGCCCTCAATGGGCGCATAGTCGGCGAGGAGGAAAGAAAATGTCCGTACCAAAATCGAGACGCGGCGAAAGCCCGGCGGAGTATATCAACCTCGCCCGCGAGATTTATGTATTCACATACAACCGCGTCCGCATCCTGCCGAAAAGCTACACCTTTTATTTTTCCTTGCCGCTCTACAACGCGGCGCGAGAGGCTTATCGCATGATAAAGACGGCAAACCTCATTTACGTTGACGAGAAATCTCCCGAGGAGATACGCCGCCGGAACATCCAACGGCGGAAAGAGTATTACGAGACGGCACAGGGCTATTATAACTCGATGCTCGACGTACTCGACCTCGCGTATCTGACCGTCAACCATGAGAAGATACCGCCGAACGTCCTCAAAGAGTGGGTAAAGCTCATTACGGACGAGCTCTCGCAAATCTCTAAAATCAAACGGAGCGATAAGGCGCGAGCTTAATCCTCCGCGTGATTAGGTTATATTCCGTATCGCCGCTAATTGGTGGCTCCGTTCTCCGAATGCGAGCAACTCCAACAATTTCGTGAATGTGAACACCGACGGGACAGTCAACAACAACAACGCGAACTATTCCCTCGGCTTCGCGCCCGGATTTTATATCGACACGGGGCAGACCGAATAACTCCTCACGGAGCGAAAGCATTCCCCATATAAAAGGGGAATATAACCTCTCTGACGGCCTCGCGCCGTCGGACAAACATATACCGCGATACGGTTAGCCGGACGCTCCTTGCATGGGTGCGGAGTGCGTGTTTTCCGTGCTTTCATGGCTCACCGTTACGCATTTTAGACAACACGCCGAGAAAGAAATGTACGAGGTATTTTTATTTTATGAACAGCGCAGAACGACGCGAGGCACGGTATCAGCGTCGCAAGGCCGCACGAATGAAAAAGAAAGCCGCCGCGCTCCGGGAGTACGGAGATTTCGAGACGGTTTTCTCATTCGAGCGGCTCTATGAGAGCTACCGCGCCTCCGTCCGTGGCGTTGGGTGGAAAGCGAGCACACAGCGATACAAAGCCGCCTCGCTTGCCAACGTCACAAAGACACACGAGGAATTGATAGCCGGGAGATACCGCTCCAAGGGCTTTTACGAGTTCGATATTGTGGAGCGGGGAAAGCCGAGGCATATTCGGAGCGTCCATATCTCCGAGCGCGTCGTACAACGGTGCTTGTGCGATTACTGCCTCGTGCCGATGCTCTCCCGGTCATTCATTTACGACAACGGAGCGAGCTTGCGCGGCAAAGGGTACGATTTCGCCGTATCCCGGGTGACGCACTTTCTCGCGGAGCATTACAGAAAACACGGGCGGGAGGGCTACGTCCTCGTATTCGATTTTTCAAAGTATTTCGATACGGCACAGCATGAGCCCGTTTTTCGAGAGTTCGAGCGGAGCGGCATCGACGACCGCCTCGTCGCGCTCTCGAAATATTTTATTCAGAACTTCGGCGACGTGGGGCTCGGCCTCGGGAGCCAAGTCTCGCAGATTGCCGCGCTCGCCCTGCCGAACAGGATAGACCACTATATCAAGGACGTGCTCGGCATGAAGTATTACGCTCGCTATATGGACGACGGGTGTATCATCAGCGAGTCAAAGGAAAAGCTCGAGATTTGCCTCCGGGAGCTCCGGCGGCTATGCGCCGAGCACGGTATCCGCCTCAATCCGAAAAAGACGCAGATTATCAAGCTCACGCGCGGCTTTACATTCGTCAAGGTGCGCTTTCGGTATGGCGCAAACGGGAAAGTCGTCCGCAGGGCAACGTACAAGGGTATCCGGCACATGAGGAAAAAGCTACGCATTTTCCGGCGTTGGGTGGACTCCGGCAGAATGACGGCGGCGGACGTGGAAACGTCCCTCGTGTCATGGCGGGGACACATGAAAAGATTTCACTCGTACCACATGGAGCAGAGCGTCGAGCGGCTCTATCGTGAATTATTCAAGGGAGGGTAAGCTATGGAATATGTCGTTTATCGGCGCTTTAAGGCCGAGGGCATCGACGGAGCCTTTAACCTCCGATACGGGACGACCGTAACGGAGCGGGACGGCTTTCTCTTTGCCGCTGACGGGCGGAAGATTTGCGCCGCAACGTCTGAAAACGGATGGGAGCATTTCAGACCAAACACGCCGGAGGGCGCGTATCGTCAAAAGATGCTCGACGGCCTCTATCACTATTACGGCAAGCACGAGGGCGCGTCGGACTTCGACCCGGAGAAATGGGCGGGGGCGGAAAATCTGTATTGGAAAAACCTCCTCCGCACGATGAACACGCAGGAACTCGAGGAGTTTTATAAAAAGCGGCTCGGAGAGCTGCCGAAAATGGAGGGATAACGTATGTATGCTATCAAAAGCGGCGGAAAGGTCGTCGGCTACTCCGATACCGTTGTCTATGTCCGCCTACACGAAAACGGGTGCTATGTCCCGTGCGACGAGGCGGAGGCCGGGGGCTTTTGCATCAAGACGGCAATCGACCGCAAGGACGAGGAGACGGGCGAGACGACGACATATCTCGAGGACTTCGTTTACGCTTTCGCCGACGGCGGGCTCCTCGGTATCGAGCCGGTCGGCTCCGTGGAGAATGTGAGCGGTACGCTCATGCTCGCCGAGAACGATAAAGTTCTCGATATTCTGTTAGGGGGTGCGGCGGAATGATTACCGTTGAAAAGGCGAAAAAGCTCCGGGCAATCATCGAGCGGGCAGTCGCCGCGCTCGAGCTCGACAACGAGGCCGCGCTTGAGTGCGTCGAGCTTTTCCCGGCATGGGAGAACGGCAAGGCGTACACCGTAGAGACGAGGGTACAGTACGGCGGAAAGCTCTATCGTTGCGTGCAAGCGCACACGTCGCAAAGCGATTGGACTCCGCCGGTCGCCGCCTCTCTTTGGAGCGGCGTAACGGTAGACCCGGCAACCGGCTATGACGAATGGAAACAGCCGACCGGCGCTCACGACGCATACAAAAAGGGCGACCGCGTTCTCTTTAACGGCTCCGTGTATGAGAGCCTTATCGACGGAAACGCATACTCCCCGGCGGCGTACCCGGCGGGGTGGAAGCTCATCGAATGAGCGCGGCGGTCTACACGGTCGAGCTCGACGGCAAAAT